TTATAGATGTCTCTATACCGTCCTCCTCGGCGGTCTCCCTAATGAATCGCTCAACCTTATCGCCCTTAGCACGAATCCTACGTATGTCCAGTATGTAGAAGATTCCTTTATCGAACATACCCAGACACCCAACCGTCCAGTCAGGATCAGGGTTAGACTGAGACGGCTCGGTTCCGGCAAGGTCCCAGAACCTAACCACAGCGGCATCGTCGCTAATGTCAGGTATTTCTGATGGCTCAATAGTTTCAAAGCTAGTTCTATCAAACATTGAACCAAGGCTTGTTGTCCACCAGTCACCAAATTCAAGTCGCTTACGTTCCACTGGGTCAAGCTCAGCAAGAACTGATCGGTATGAGTCTGGATCAATTCCGGGGTTGTCTGTAAGCATGGAGGGCACGAATATACGACCGGTCTCCTTACCCTCAACCAAGAATCTTTGCCTCACCCAGTTGGGTGCAGGGTTTGTTGCTGCACGCATCCTTAATGGGACTTTAGAGAGAGGACCCGTTGCAGGGCGACGCAGACGAGAGAACATGTACCTGTAATCTGCTTCTCTAATTTCAGTTACCTCATCCATGCCAATGAACTGAAACTCGGAACCCTTATATCGTAAATAGTCATTTACGTTGTTCAAATAACCGAATGTAATTCTTGCTCCACTAGGGAATGTAGCTGTATATTGGTTGGCGTTCCAGTGTACATCTTCATAACTAGCCATCCATTCAACAAATCTATCCATGAGTGCTCCGGGAAGCGCCAAGTCAGCGTATGTACGACGGAACAGAATAGCACTATAGCCGGGAACGTCTACATACTGCAATGCTGCCATTAGTAAGGCAGATGACTTACCGCCACCGGCTGCGCCACCGAATAATACTTCTTTAGCCTCACTTCGCAAGAATGCTTTCTGTGTCACTGAAGGCTCTTCTACCCAGTATTCAGAGCTTCTAGGCTGTAGGAATTCTTGAATCTTATCCCAGTCTGTTTCGTTAGTACTCATGTTCTGCTTGTCTCCTAGACAATTTCCTTGTAAAGTAATAAGATGAAGAAGTTCATGTCAAAGCTATTCACCCGCCAAAGCATGGCTCATGTTCTGCTTTCATCGTGTATCATATTAGTGGGTCTTGGTATTAGTATACTAAACCTAGGTGCAGGATTAGCAACCGCAGGCGCAATATGCGGTGCATATGGATATTTATTGGGAGCTGAATAATGGCGTGGAATGTAAGCAATAAGTCGGCAGCTTCCTTTAGTGTTGATGAAAAGAAAGCTAAGATTTCCGTAGGCGCTCCCATTGCTTACAGTCCATCGCTCGGCGCAAATCAAGGATACCATGACGCATGGGACATTCAGAGAGCCTATAGAGACGGTGTATCCAAAGTAACTTGGGTGTTTAGGTGTATTGACGTAATCGCATCAAACCAAGCAAGCCTTCCGGCAATATTCCGAAAGGATAACAGCCCATATGGACAAATCGTACACGACGATGAAATTCTGAAACTATTTAACAGTCACGCCAATATGGGCGAGAACTCTTTCGCTTTTAGATACAGAATTTCCGCTCAGTTATTAATGAGCAGCCGTGGCGTGTTTATTGAGATAGTAAGATCCCGCGATGGGACGCCAATCGCTCTACACTTACTTCCTCCAGAACATACAGCACCTATCCCATCAGTTTCAAAGTTCGTAAAGGGCTTTGAGGTAGACATATCACATAAAGAGAAGCGAGTAATCGCACCAGAAAACGTAATTTGGATTAGGCGCCCCCACCCACTAGACCCGTATCTTTCCATGACGCCAATGGAAGCCGCAGGTGTTGCAATTGAGGTAGAAAACCTAGCCAAAGTGTACAACCGTAACTTTCTATTGAATGATGGTCGTCCGGGCGGATTACTCGTTCTAAGGAGTGAAATCAATGAAGAAGATAAAGATGAGCTTAGGTCTCGCTTCCGTGGCAATATTTCACGTGCTGGGGCTGTGGGTGTTATTTCGTCTGACGATGGTGCTGACTTTGTGGATACTGCTGCATCTCCACGAGACGCAAACTACATCCAGATGCGTACTCTCACTAAGGAAGAAATCCTTGCAGCTTTCGGAGTCCCTGAATCGATTATAGGTAACTCAGCCAATAGAACATTCTCAAATGCTGGTGAAGAAGGTAAGGTTTTCTGGATGGAAACCATGACGCCCCACTTAGAGTTGATTGCTCGTTCCTTTGATAAGATCGATCCAGAATACTACCTAGACTTCGATAAGTCACGGGTTCCAATTATCATTCTAGCCAAGCAGGAAAATGAAAGATTCTATCTACAGGAATATCAGCAAGGCCTAATTAGCGCAAATGAGTACCGAGAGCTAACTTCTCGCAAGAAGGTTGTTTCTGAACTTGCTGATGCAATCCTAGCCAATCCAAACTTGACCCCTATTGCTAACACGGAGAAGCCAATGAACACTGGCGAAGAGCAAGGTGCGGGCGTGCAGGGCGGAGAGTCTTTGGAGCAGCAGGGCAGAAACGCAATGCAATCACAAGTGGCAGAATTCGACCCAGACTCAGGCGGTTTTGTTTCAGCAGGTGAAGTACAAGGGACTCAAGATATAGAGAAACCTGCTGCTGAGGTCGCTCCAGAAATTGGAAGCGAGGGTGAGAAGAGCCACCCTTTCTACAAGAAGTCGCTGATCTAGACACAAAAGACGCATCCGAAACTGTCATACGACGATTAGAGAACAGCTTCGATAGTACGCTTGACTCAATAATTGACGATCAAGAAGAGTTTGTACTAAACGAGATAAACAAAGAATCCAACTACGTGCTACTTTCTGTTGGTGATGGGGCAACTAGTAGCATAATACCGCTAGCAGCGCTGAGTGCCCTTTCGCAGCCCATGATGGGCAAACTAAATGAAGCGTACTCCATAGGCGCTACCCAAACGATTCAACGCAATGTCGGTGATAGTGTCGATGAATATCAGGCAAACTACAGCCAATCACAACAAATAGAGACTGTTAACAATTTCAATAAGACCACGCAGGGTCAGATTGCCAAGGTACTAGCAGAAGCATCAGCCATGCTAGACGACGACGGCGGCGATCTTGACGTTGCCCTTAAGTTGGTTGCAGCAATAACTCTAATACGGGCGACTTTCAACAATCTTAGAAATAATAGAAAGAGCCTAATTAGGGATTCAGCAATTTTGGGAGCGTATAACTCTGGAATGTACGACGCCGCATTGTCACACTCCAGAAAAACAGGTAAGGCTTTATATAAAACTTGGAATTCTTTAGATGATGGCAAGACGAGAGACTCGCACGTTATGCTAGACGGTGAAAAAGTACCACTAACTGAAAGCTTTTCTTCCGGTGCAGTGAATATTCGCTTTCCCCGCGACCCCCTAGCTCCGCCTTCCCAGACCATAAATTGCAGATGCTTCATGACCATTTCTGATTAATTTATATAAACACACCGTATTTATATAAACACTCATGGAGTAAATAATTCTAATCGTGTAGTATATGTACTGTATTACCCAAAGATTGGAGTGAAATGGCTACATCATACTTTAATATGGCTCACCCTGCTAGTGGTGATGACGTGGCTTTTAAGGCTATCTCAGGACAGATTGGCATTGACAAGGCAGAAGGAATCGTAGAATGTTTCGTTTCCGGTGTAGGAAACAAGGACTCTGTCGGTGACATCGTTGTCCCCGGAGCCTTCAACGCATCTCTCAAGCGTCGCAAGCCTCGCGTAGTGTGGGGGCACGATTGGAACCAGCCAATTGGCAAAGTGCTAGAAATCTATGAAGTACCCAAAACCGATTCTCGCCTACCGGAGAAGATGAAGCGCGCAGGTATCGGTGGCCTCTTTGCGAAGGTTCAGTTTAACCTAAACACGGAAAGAGGACGCGAAGCCTTTGCTAACGTGGCCTTTTATGGCATGGATCAAGAATGGTCAATCGGTTACAAGACACTAGTTGCCGACTACGACCCCGCAAGACAAGCAAACATGTTAAAGGAAGTGGAGCTTTACGAAGTCTCACCAGTACTACACGGTGCTAATCAGCTTACCGGAACTATCAGCGTAAAGGATGACTCCTCAGCCCTGTCATCATCTGTTGAAGAGAAGCGTTGGCAGTGGGTAGACGACAATGAGTCAGAAAAAGAAGATGGCGACAAGATGAGCACATTAGGGCAGGCAATTGGCGTCGCCCTAGGAAAGCCAGTTGACATTTTAGATGTTTCCGACGACTCAGTAGTATTTCGTACCGAAGACAACATGACATGGCGTGCCACTGTTTCCGTAGAAGACGGAAACTACGTAATTGGCAAGCCCGTTAAGGTTCGCAAAGTACCCATGTACGTTGAGGACGAGAAGCCACAGGCAGGAGGCGGTGACAAGCCTCAAGATAATCCAAATCAGGAGGAAGATGTGAATACCCCACCGCCAGACATGGCAATCAAAGAAGACGCAGAAGAGCCAGAAGGTATCCGTGACGAAGACCCATCAATGGGTGCTTTAGGGACACCTGATATTGCATTAGCATGGTCAAAGACCCTAGGATGTACAGGCTACCACTCTCACGGTGGCGGCTACATGCCGTGCTCCACACACGAAGAATACGTTTCTTCCATGAAGAAGTACAATGATAATGCAAACATCAACCTAAGCAATAATTACTTGGCTGGTGTGGAAGTGGAAGAAGCAAAGGACGCTGAGTGTTCTTGCTCCACAGAAAAGGGCCATGGCTACAAGCCACGCCGTGATGATGACGACGATAAGCGCGGATTAGACGATCCGATGGCAACGCTTTTAATGACCTACAATAACCTAATCCCAATGATGGGTGCAGGCAAGATTCGATCAGAGCTCCTCAAGATGGTACAGAAGCTTGAAGAGTTTATGACAACTGTACGCGAGAAGCCAACAGTCACCCCCGACATGCTGGGTAAAGAGTTGAGCGGATTCGTGGTACAGGTAAAGACCGACGATGACAAGACGGACATTATTTCAAGCGTGCTTGAAGACGCTCCAGTATACGCCGTAAAGGCTGATGGTGGTGTAGATGTCCACTTCTCAACGGACATGGCGAGAGATGAAATTATGGAGAAGGTGGCGTACGCGCTAGCTGATCTTGACTTCGACTTCGACATTGAAACAAGGGATGACATCGACGGAGAAATCCTGTAAGATAAGCTGAGAACAATAGGAGACAACAATGAATTACGAGATTGAAGAAAAGCTAGCCGCTTTAGAGGGTATTGCTTCTCAGCTAGAGAATGACACTACCGAAGAAAGCGTCGAAGAAGTAAAGAG